CAATTGAAATTCTAGACCCTGCAGGGATGTCATATTCTACCCAAGGTGAATTTGTTGGAGAAACAAGTTGCGATGGGTCAAATTCAGGGTTTGCTACAGATGGAGTTGAAATATCAACAAATGGTATTTTACCACTCTTTCCTCTACACTTAGACTGCTTACCGGGAGCAACAACAGGTAAATCGCCCTGCTCTGTAGAGAAGTTATTAGGTCTCATTTTCATGTAAGTCGCAGCCGGAATAGAAATTTCATTTCCATTACTATCTTCAGGAAGAGGTGTAATAAAGTCAGCCTCTTTAGCTTCTTTATCAAGAACAGTAGCTGTGATACATCTATTTACAGGACCATTGGTATCTGTCTTTACAATTAGCTCATCTCCGACTTCTACCTTTCTAGTATTCTCTCCTTCTAGTATAAACCACTTTGCTCCACCTACTGCATCATTGAAAAATAAGTTTGTGTATATGGTTTCATAAAGTTCTTTATCAGGCTTTATACAAAACTTGTATCTAGTTGCCCAAGCAGGAGCTAATTGTTGAGTTGGAATTGTAACTCTAATTCTATTTGCTAACTCTGAATTACTACATGGAACAGAAATATTATTATTTTCACTAACCAATGCTGTTGATGCTCTATTGAAATCATCCATATAGATAATTCCAATTTCATATCCTCTATTGCTATGTAAGCTTTTTGGGTTACCTGCCTTTTGGTATTCAGCTTCTACAATATTAATTTGATAATATTCAAAAACCTCGTCTGCTCCGTCTACAAAACGCATAGCAGGTAATTGAAAAAATATCTCACTCGAACCTATAGAAGAACCAATTTTTATTGGCTGAGGCAAAGTATCTACACCGCTTGTATCTTTAGTGTAAGTATCAAGAGTGGTTATAACTGAACAATTAAAAGCATCAGTAAGAGTTCCACCATCACACGCAGCATCTACATTCCTGATACTATCATAAGTATAAATAGTGTATTGCTCAGGAGTTGCTTGGAATATATCATCAGTAAGAGTTAAGTTCTTTGCTGTCACACCTGTGACTGTTGACGAAGTTGATGGTTCTGTACTATTGTTTGTTACTAAATCATCCTGAGCTACACCTGCGAGGGTAAAGTCTGTACCTGCATCAACAAGCTCGTTTACTACAACAGCTGTGTTAGTTCCGGAAGTTAAAGCAATTAACTCTCCGATTCTTCTTCTAAAGTTGGAGTCTTGAGCTAAGTCATATGGGGTTGCAAAATTTTGCTGTAAAAAATAATCAAAATCAATTGTTGTTTGACTCGTAGTATCTGTAGGTAATGGGGAGCCTGATGTACTTGAAAATGATTGGTGTTCGTATTGTATAGAAAAAGAAAGAACTGCACCTTCAACTAAATCTATTCCATTGAAATCAAGACTAAAGACTGAATTGGGTATTGTTTGGTTTCCATCTACAGTATACACTCCGGAACTTGTAGCGGAAGGAACCTCTTCTAAACCAATGTCTTCAGTTACTAAGTTTAAGGTGTATTCTAATTTTACCTCATTTAAGTTTTTGTCTATTAAATCATAACCTTCAACATAATTACCATACATTAACCTATTGCCCATCAAAGTTTGAGCTTGAGCCAAAAGAGGTACGATATCGTACAATCTAAGGATTTCACTATCACTTAGAATTGTAAATATTTTACTGTTGCTAAATGTATAAGTATAATCTGTGTCATTAGCTAAACCTAAATCTGCTTTGTCTAGTTTTTCTATAACTTTTATAGTACCACTATTCATGTCTTTGAATAGTAAGTCTACTCCCACCACTAAAGGACCGCCACTATTGTATGTTATCTCGACCACATTGGTGGAGTTAATCATACCTTCATTCAAATAATTTTGAGTAGTAAAATCAAAAGGCTTCGGAATAAAAGACGGATTAGAAAATTGAGAAGTTGCAGAGTATTCGCTATCTGCATATTTGTATCTATATCCAAAGCTTACAAATCTATCTTCAAGATAATTATTATCACTTGTTGTTGCTAACGGAACAATTCCCGGTGAATTAAGAGGTGGTTTTTTTATAACCAATATTTCTTCTGCAGAGAATTGGTCTACATTTGCTATAGGATTTGTGTAGGTTTTTAAAATATTAATAAACCTTGGAGGGTTTAAGTTGTCTGTAAAAAACAACAAGTCTCCTATTAGGTTTACTCCTGTTATTAGATATTGAGTATCAAAATTAAGTGTTGTGTTTGCTCCATTACCGTCATCTATACTGATGACATGATATGTTAATATACCATTCTTAGTGTCATAGGAGCATATCATATCTAACTTTCCCGTTGCTCCATTAGCAAAAGATGGGTCATGTACAAACCAATATAGTGTTTCGTTTTCTCCCTCTTCGTATGCGCCAATACATCTAGCATTAGCCGAAAGCTCTTGACCTTCAAAGCTAATAGTAGTAAGACGGTCATTACCTTTTGAGTTTTCTACAGAACCTATTTCTGAATCTTCAGTTGAACCCAACCGAACATTTAAGGCATCTACATACTCACCATTAGGCACAAGTCTCTCATCGAGACTTTTATTCATCTTACCCTTTATAAAATTTCTAGATAGATTTGCCATCTTTTTACTTTAGCCATTTATCTCTTCCTCTAAGATTCATTAACAATCTTCCGGGATGAATATTACTTATACGAAGTTTAGCGTTTCTTAATAACGCTCCTTTTCGTTTTCTTGCTCTGTTGATGATGTACTCTTGTACACCCACCTTAGAGTTTAAAATGGCATATTCAATGTAGGCATATATGTATTCTTCAAATAATTTGTTTACACTAATTTGTGAATTGTCTCCGTTCTCCATTCCGTCAGAAACATACTCCAATACACATAGCTCACCTGACATGCCGGAGCTGAAATTTATAACCCCTCCTTTTTTATCAATACTAAATGTTGGATTAGCATTTGCTGTTTCTGTATTTAATCCAAATCTAGAACCAATAGTATAATCAAAATACCAATATCCATCACAGCAATAACCTTCGTATCCATTAAATATGCTGTTTTGATTTAGGTAAATACTTCTCTTGCTACCTGTAATTCTTGCATAATCTAATTCAGACATTTCAGGTTTTAGCACATTACCATCTTGGTCAAACAAAATATTACAATTATTATCTTGCAAGTAAGCATCGCTCCAATTGGTTTGAATGTTCTCTGTCAATGGGTATAACATACCATTTTTAAACTGAGATATTCTTACCCAATTAACGTAGTCAGGAGGCAGAACAAATCGTAGTGTATTACACACATTAAGTTCTAATATTTTTATTTCTTTAAACGCATCATAGTTTAATTCTTGTATTGCTCTTTTTGCGTGAAATAAAACTTTATAACGCTCTTCATTGTTTACAAGGCTGTGATTCCCTGCATACATTAACATGAAGTTCTTTACGATGTCTTCTAAACTAACATATTGATATGACCCCCAATTAGCATTGGTTGGTGCTACTCCTCCGTTTTCGTAATATTGATAATTAGTTATATACATCTATTTTATTTTTCTGATTGGGTCTCAATGTTTTCTTCGGATTGAGCAAATTGAACTGCCTGTATTTCTCTAATAGACATTCCTGCATATTGTAATATTTTATTTATCAATGTAGGCTCATCATCAAGTGGTAACTCAAAGTCTTGAAAGTCAGGTTGAGATTGGTCAAATGACGGTTCTCCTCCTAGTAACTGAACATAAGTCCATTGAGGGTCTGCAGGATACCTAATGTATTGACATCTAACTTGTCCGAAAGATGTTATGCTGTTGGGGTATAGAGTTAAAATATCTCCGTTCTCTGTGTAAGCAGGGAACATTTCTGTGGGAGTTGTAAGTAACGAGCTGTTTAGCATTAATATTTTATTATTAGTTACTTTCTCAGCTTCGTTTACTCCACGCTGTCCATCATATAGAATATAATCTTGCCCTACTACTGTAAATATATCTGCATCTAAAATCAACGTATCAGGCAATGCAATACCAATTACCTGAGCAGATGTATTAGTAGTGGTGTTCACAACAACATCTCCCACCTTTACTCCTAAAGCGTTAAAGTTTTTTGTATTGTCTTCTAATTGATTAGCTAATGCACTAGTGTTTTGACCTGTAGCAATAGTAATCGTGTAAATAAAAATGTTATTAAGCAAATAATAATCAAACCCTGTAGTGGTTTCTGTGGGTGCAGAAAAACTTTGACCGCCCAAAGAACTTAAAAAGTCTATACGAGAAAATAAATTAATAACTTCCTCATAACCTTTTTTAATATCAGCTAAACCTGTGCCTGAACGTCTTGCGTTTTCTGCGTTAACTTGATAGTTGTATTGATAGAAGTAATCCTCAAAAATATCTAGCTGAGCTTGTTTAGCGTATAGATTAAAATCGGCAGGAGAAATATAACCGTAATTATTCTTATTCAGTATCGATAATACCGTATTTCTAACTGAGTTAATCATCTGCAAAAATCTTTCTACAAAGATACATAAAAAAAAAGAGGGGTCTTTAAAACCCCCCTTCTTACGCATTCGTACTAAGTCCTTAGATTTGTTTCTCTAAAAAGTCTAATACATCTAACCCATCATCTGACTTAAACCACGATGCTAAAAATTCAATCGGGTTTTCACCAAATGGAATGGCTACTAATCTTTTTTTGTTTCCTTCAAGATTGTAGTGTACGTCTCTTTTTTTGTTTCTAAAAGATAATACCTTGTTATCAAAGAATTTTTGTACAGTAGACAACAACTTCAATTCAGGGTCATTGATTGCATTCAAGAATACAGTTGGGTTGTTTTTAGCAAACACAAGTATATCTCTTTTTAACTCTGCAGAACTTAACTTACTGATATCTGTATTAAATAAAACTCTAGCAATGTTTTCCATTTGCTCTAGTGATAAAGACTTAGCTTCAACCAACGCATCTACTTGCATGGTCATTACGTCTAAATCTTTTTGAGCATCTTTTTCTACAACAACTTCTTCAAACTTCTTTCCGTTTAAAGGATGGTAGTGTAAAAACTGCTGTAGCACAGGATTGTTTTTTGGAACTCGCAACAAACCATCTTCAAATATGATAGGTGTTACTACTACGTTGCCATCTTGCTCGTCTTCAAAACAACTCTTTTGATTTACTGCATAACGCAAAGCTCGGTTGATACCTTGGCTTTCATCAAAGTATAACAAAGGACTTCTTTTTGAACTTCTTGAGGGAATAATGCACGACAATGGTGCTTTGTTTCGGGTGAGTTTATAAACTCTGTTTTTAATTTCTAATTTCATTTTGATTCGATTTAAAAGTAAAAAAGGAGTAGGGGATGCATAAGCACCCCCTCTTCCTCATAAATAATATTAGTCTTCGAACAGTACGAAGTTGTTTGCACCCATTGTACAAACACATCTTTCTGATAGGTAGTTAACCTGCATAGCATCCAAAGATGATGTAGCAGCTCCACCTGCAGAACCTGTAATCCAAGTCTTATATCTTCTATCTTCAGTTTCTGAAGCTCTATAACGTACATGCAAGAATGGTCTCTTAGCATTTTTACCAAGGATTTGGTCGTATACAGTTGTAGAACCTGCAGGAACTAAAAGACCGTTGATTGAACCTGAACCACCTACACCAACAGCACCAAGAGCTAATCCGCCTCGCATTGTTGGGTCGTTCAAGTATTTCCAATCAGTCTTGTAGAAGTCATATCCTCTTCTGAATCCTGAGAATCCTAGGTTAAGTGCCATCTCTTCGTCATTGTCAAACAATCCGTAAGAAGTACCACCTGCACCGTAAGAGTTTTGAGCTGCCAACATATCATCGATAGCAAAACCAAAGTCTCTGTTCAAGAAGATAACATTTTCTTCAATCGCTCCTTGAGCATCTAGTCTTCCGATAATAGTATCGAAGTCAGCTAGTGCATCAGGGAAACCTGCAGTCCAAAGGTTACCTCTATCACCTACTGTGTAGAAAATACCTTCTGAACCTTTATTACCATAGGTTGGGTTTAGACCTGCACCTGCACCTGCGTTAGATGCTGCTGAACCTGCTTCTGCAGGAACTGCCTCTACCATCGCAGTTTCTAGATAATCGTCAAAACGCAATCTTGTTTCGTGCTCAGACTTCATATACCATAGGTATCCTGTAGCACCGTTCTCTGTAGTTACTTCTACCCAACCAATTTGAGCCATGTCAGAACCACTTACTTCGTAAGTATCTTTAATGATAATTGGTGAGTTCTCGAAGATAAAGTCATCAGACTCTAAAGAACCTTCCATTCCTGCTGTTCCTTTTCTAAATTCAGAACCGTAGATAAATACAGTAACGTCAGCGTTACCTGCACCTGTACCTGCAGTCACAAGACCACCTGCTTCATAAAGAGCAACTTGGAAAGTGATTGGAGAAACAGTTAAGTCAACGTCAGTTACAATACCTTTGTTTTCACCTGAACCATCGTTTTGGTGAATAACAACAGTTTGCCCTTCTCTGATGGCAATACCACCTTGTGCTGAGAATGGGTCCTGTCCTGTTGTAACTTGACCTGCAGGAGCTGCAGGGTCGTTAACTTGGAAAGTTGGGTCAAGAGTACCTGCACCGTCAGCTGTACCTACTTGAGTATACTTAACGTGCAATCTACCTTGCTCTGCCCATTTTACTAAATCTGAGTTAGAAGGAAGCTCTGCTCCTACCAATCTCAAGAAACTACTAATTGTTCTATTACCATATCTTTCAAATTCTTTCTCATATGTATCAGGAAGATACTGATTCAAGAAGTCAAAGTTGGTAATATAGTTTGATGCCAACGGCACTTGTTGTGCTGATGGCTGAAGGTCAAAACCGGGACCTGAAAAATTACCTGCCATAATTTCTAATTTTTAACTTTTAACTTATTTTTTTAAACTTCTAATTTTTAGACCTTTACTCGATGGTTTCGAGACAGACCTAATTTGCATCCCATCCTTTGTTCGTGTTACTTGTGGTGCTGCTTGGTCAGTCATTTTGACATTTTTCATTTTCCTAGCAACATCCTCTGTAGCATCTGCTTTGCCTTGCTCATAAAAGAACTTAGCAAAACGCTCCGGATTTTTTGCAATAGCTATCGCCCTATGATATCC